AAGTTATTAAGTTTATTGATACTCAATATGCAACAGATACGGCAGATGATTCTCCTTTTGAAGAAAGTACTGAAACGTTTGTTGTTGACCTTGCAAATAGCGCAGTAGGTTGGGCAGACGTTGAGTATACTGATAATTGGGTTGCAAACACTGTATTCCAAGGTAGTGGCCTATATGGAAATAGTGCTCCTGTTGAACTTGATATCTTTACAGGTAATACTGCTGTAGATCTTGATAGCGGCAACACTAGCATTGATTTAGAATCAAGCGATATTGCAATTGATGACTTAGATTAATCAATACAGATAATAGGAAAAAACTCAAATGGCACAAACATTACGATTTAGAAGAGGCACAACCGCAGAGCTTTCATCTGAAGCCGGTATTGAAGGAGAGGTTTTCATTGATACCACAAAGAAAACTGTGGTTGCGATGGACGGAGTACAAAGTGGTGGATATCCGTTAGCAAGATTTGATGATATTCCAACAAACATAAGTGCATTTACAAATGATGCTGGATTTATCACGGCAGCTGGAACTTTTTCTGGTAATTATAATGATTTGACTAACTTACCTTCTTTATTTGATGGCGATTATAACTCTTTATCAAATATTCCTGCGCCAACTCCTGGACCACAAGGTACTAATGGAGCTCAAGGTACAACAGGTGAAACTATTCAAGGTCCGCAAGGAACTAATGGTTTGCAAGGTACATTAGGCGCGCAAGGTGTTCAAGGATTTGGTGGTGCCAATGGCGGTATTGGACCAACAGGTCTTCAAGGTTTAACTGGAGCTACAGGAGCAACTGGTGCTCAAGGCACATCAGGGTCTACAGGTTCTACAGGTGTTCAAGGTTTAACAGGAGACGCAGGTGCTCAAGGAACGTTAGGTTCTACAGGTGTTCAAGGTTTAACTGGAGCTACAGGTTCCCAAGGTGTTCAAGGTATTACAGGGTCTATAGGTTCAACTGGCGTTCAAGGTTTAACAGGAACAGGTGTTCAAGGTTTAACAGGATCCATTGGTATTCAAGGACCTTCTGATGGCGCTGACGGCGCAGCTGGTGCGCAAGGTATTCAAGGTACAACTGGGACAGCAGGGCCCGCCGGTATTCAAGGACCTTCTGATGGCGCTGATGGTGTACAAGGTACTACGGGGTCTGCTGGTCCAACCGGATTGCAAGGTGTAACTGGTTCAACTGGTGTTCAAGGCTTAACAGGAACTGGCGTTCAAGGTACTACAGGGTCTGCTGGTTCAACCGGATTGCAAGGTGCAACTGGCCTTCAAGGAACCGAGGGTGCAACTTCTGTTAGTGAAAGCGATAACCTTGATTGGACTGGCAATCATCAATGGACTGCAGGAAACGGTAATTGGATTAAAGTTGATAGCTCAAACGCATATATGACGTTTGATGATGATGCTTATTTACAATTTGGTGCAAACACTGCAAGTGTTGACGCAAAAATGTTTACAACAGGTAGCGGATTTGGTATATTAACTCAAAAAGGTACTTTCTATTTAAATAACACCGGTAGCGGTTCAGACGCAGGCGATGTCATTATAAGAGCTCGCAATTCTGTCGATGATGGTTTAGTTGATTACGTCAAAGCAGATCATGCACTTGGTGGCGTAGATTTACATCATGACGGTGTACTTAAACTAAGAACCACATCCACTGGGATTGATGTTAATACAAATAAAATATATAATTTAACAGATCCTGCCGCAGCACAAGACGCAGCCACAAAGGCATATGTTGATGCAGAAATTGCAGGTCTTTCTGATAGCGCGCCAGCAACATTGGATACTCTAAATGAATTGGCTGCAGCATTAGGAGACGATGCAAACTTTGCAACAACTGTGACAGACAGCATTGCAACTAAACTTCCACTTGCTGGCGGAACAATGTCAGGAGATATTGACGGCGCAGGAAACAAAGGACTTTTTGCTAACGTATATTCAGCACTCGGCGATTTGCCAAGTGCATCGACATATCATGGTATGTTTGCCCATGTTCACGGAACAGGTAAAGGCTATTTTGCACATAGCGGTAGCTGGGTTGAATTGGCCAATGCGGCAACTACGTTAGCAGGTTATGGAATTACTGATGGATTAGCAGCAGGCGGGGCCTTAACTGGCAGTAGTTTGGCATTCCCAGTTGGCGCCACCATTACAGAATTTAGTACTGACGATACACTCGGAGGCAATAGTAATATAGCAGTTCCAACTGAGGCGGCAGTAAAAGGATATGTAGATACTAATGCAATGGCCACATCAGGCGGAACCTTTACAGCCGAAATTACTGTTGACGGCGATGTTACTATTGATAATAGAAATAAACTTAGGTTGGCAGACGCAGGTGTTGATAAAGCACTGATTGGACTTAACCAAGGTACATATCTATACATGGGTTCTGAAGGTACTAATTCAGATCCAAGAATAAGATTTGATGGTGAATCTACTCAAGCCGCAATTGTTCCCACACTCCCTGGAGGTGCAACAACCGCAGGTGCTTCTGGATACCTAAACTTAGGTTCCTCGACTTCTGGATTTAAAGACTTGTATTTGGATGGTGGTGTATATCTTGGTGGTGATACAGCGGCTAATTTTTTAGACGATTACGAAGAAGGAACTTGGACGCCTACTTGCAGTATCGGAACTGTTACTGCGGACAACGCTTGGTATGTAAAAGTAGGAACACTTGTTACAGTAAATTGTAAACTAGATGCTTTTACTGATAATAGTGACGCCAACTTAATTTCAATTGAAGGATTACCATTTACTAGTAAAGCAAGCAACCATACAGCAACAGGTAGTATGATGGCTGATGAAATGGCCGGCGGTCCGTATTTTCCTTATATTTCTTCTAACGGAACCAACATAAGAATGTACGCACAAACATCTGGAGGTTTTTCAAATTTGCGCTATACTGATACAAACGGCAATACCACTATTTACCTTACAATAACTTATCAATCTCAATAACCCCACACCATAAGGGTCGGACAGTCCAACCATCATAGGAGATAAACGATGGCACTAACAGAAGAAACAGTACAAGATAAAATCGAAATCATAGGCAAATACAAGCATGTGCAAGTACGCACTGCTACAGTAATTAAACGCGACGGCACAGAAATTAGTAGATCTTTTTCACGCCATGTTGTTGCACCAAATGCGGATATTACTAGCGAAAGCGCAGAGGTTCAAGCTATCTGCAATGCAGTTCATACTGACGATGTTAAAGCAGCTTTTGCAGCTCATTTGGCTGAGGCTGAATAATAGCGCATCAGCAAACTAATATATAATATAAAGTAGGATGAAACATGAGTGATGAACACATTTCTAAAGCGTTAGGTTTAACACCGCTTTCAGAATTAAACGATGAAATGAAAAGCGTACAAGAAGTGCAATCAACGGAAGTGCAAAACATAGAAAAGTTTGAAGTATTACCTACTGAAGGTAATGACGAAAATCTTAACGATATGGAACTTGCACGTCAGAATGTTAAAAACATTATTGAACTCGGAGATGACGCAGTTAAAGAAATGGTTGAAATAGCTAAGCAATCAGAGTCTCCTCGGGCCTTTGAAGTTGTGTCGACTTTAATGAAAACATTACTTGACGCAAACAAAGATTATGTTGATATATCTACCAAAAAGAAATTTGCACAGGATGATAAACCTGAAAAGGAAACAAATGTTACGAATAATAACTTGATAGTCTCAACTGCAGATTTACTTAAAATGATTAAAGGCGATGATAATGCTTGAGATGATGAAAGGTTATCTCGGTAATAATAATCTTAAAAGAGTTGGTGAGCAATTAGAATGGACTCCTGATATGCTAAAGGAGTACATGAAATGTGCTGAAGATCCAATATATTTTGCTAAGGAATATATAAAAATTGTTCATGTTGATAGAGGCCTAGTTCCTTTTCAAATGTATCCTTATCAAGAAAACATCACAAAAAAGATTACAGATAATCGCAGAGTTGCAGTATTAACTGCACGTCAGTCTGGTAAAACAACCACTGCAATGGCAATCATTTTACATTATGTATTGTTCAATGAATTTAAAACCGTCGCTATTTTAGCAAACAAAGGAGATGCTGCAAGAGAAGTTATGGCTCGAGTCAAGTTGGCTTTTGAGGCTTTACCTAAATGGTTGCAGCAAGGAGTTGAAGAATGGAACAAAGGAAACATTGCGCTTGAAAACGGTTGTCAGGTTTTGGCAGGAACGACATCATCATCAGCAATTCGTGGTAAGTCAGTTAATTTTCTATATCTCGATGAGGTTGCATTCATCGAAGGATACGACGATTTTTTCGCATCTGTTTATCCTACTATCTCGTCTGGTGAGTCAACAAAACTTTTAATGACTTCAACTCCTAATGGTCTAAACCATTTTTGGAAAACTTGCAAAGGCGCAAGAGAAAAAACTAATGGTTATGAATACGAAGAAGTTATGTGGCAAGATGTTCCAGGACGAGACGAAAAGTGGAAAGAAGAAACACTCGCTGCATTAGATTACGATGAACAGAAATTTAGACAAGAATATTGTTGTGAGTTTTTAGGATCCTCAGGAACGTTGATTGATGGATCCAAACTAAAACAATTAGCATATGATAGACCTATACACGAACAAGAAAACACATTTCAATATTTTAAACCTGAAAAAGACCACAGTTATGTTATGACTTGTGATGTATCTCGAGGAAAAGGTTTAGACTATTCAACCTTTAACATTATAGACATTAGCAAAATGCCGTATCAACAAGTATGCACATTTCGCGACAACTATATTAGCCCAATTGATTTCGCTTCATTTATATATAGAATAGGTAATCTATATAATGAAGCTGCTGTTCTTATAGAAATTAATGATATAGGCGAACAAGTTTCAGATGTTTTATTAATGGATTATGGATACGAAAATTTACTTTATTCCGAAAGCGCAGGCGCGAAAGGCAAACGAATTTCGTCTGGATTTGGAGGAAGAAAACTTGATAATGGAATACGAACTACCAAGACTGTAAAAGCTCAAGGTTGTTCTATGTTGAAAATGCTCATTGAGCAAGATCAACTTATACTAAGAGATTATAATACTTTGCAGGAATTATCACGTTTTTCCAAAAAGGGTCCATCTTATGAAGCTGAGCCCGGAGCACATGATGATTTAGTAATGAATTTGGTTTTATTTGCTTGGTTATCTGACCAAGATTATTTTAAAGAATTAACTGATATTAATACTCTTCAAGCACTGCGCGAAAAGACTGATGCGCAAATTGATGAAGAATTACTCCCCTTCGGATTTATAGATGACGGTGGGGAATTGTGGGAAGACGAAAACATCAGGTTCTAAACTATATTTCTGTAAATCAAATAATTTATAAATAGAAACAGTGATATGAACTAAACGCGTTTAAATACATAAAGGAGAAAAATATGGCTTTTTCTGTAAGTCCTTCCGTCATTGTTCGTGAAGTGGATGCATCACAAGCCGTGCCAGCCGTTGCGACATCGCCAGCTGCCATTGTTGGTGTATTTCAATGGGGACCAGTTGACGAACCTATTCTAGTTTCATCTGAAGATGAGCTAGTGGATCGTTTTGGCAAGCCTTCAGCGGATACATACGAAACATTTTTTACTGCGGCAGATTATCTTGCATATGCAAATGCATTGTGGGTAGTTCGCGCAGACAATAATTCAAACACAGCTATTGCAGCAAGCGGCGCCTTTTCGGCAAAGCACCCTGGTGCTTTAGGAGATAACATTGACGTACATTGGGTTACCTCAACAGGATATGAAAATGCAGTAATTGCAGCAGGTGATATCCCAGCGAATAAAATTTCCAATGCTGCAGTTCCACAAACAATTCCATTTAATTCCGCTGCTGTAACTTTTGAAGTTGCTCCTGCAGACAGGATTACTGCAATTGGCGCAGGAGATGTACTTGTAATAGGTAACGATAGCTCAGGCTATGTAAATGTTACAGTTGCAACTATTGCAGAAACGGAACTTAACGATGGCGCATCGCCAACACCGAATGTAACAGGATACGAATACGCAATTACATTTGTAGGCAAATACACACTCGCCGAAACTGATCTTACCGTTCTTGCGATTACAAAAAAGTGGGGACAAAACAATTTCTTTGCTTCTGCACCGAGTGCTGGAAGTATTCACATTGCAGTTGTTGACCGCGGCGGAAATATTTCAGGAACAGCAGGACAAGTACTTGAACTGTTTGAAGATGTTTCAACCACAGCAGGCGCACAGCTTCAGGACGGTTCGCAAAACTATTGGGTAGACGTTATTACCAATCAATCAAGCTGGGTTAAAGTTGCTAATTCGGCAGTTGTAGGAACCGCCGCAACCGCGGTAACTTCATACGAAGTAATGGCAAACGGTAGTGATGCTCAAACTGAAAGCAATGCAACTTTGGCCGCAATTGGTAAAGGTTGGGATTTATTTAAGAGTGGAAACGAAATTGATATTTCATTCTGCTTACAAGGTAAAGGCGATGATAGCGCAAACCGTGCAAACTATATTATTTCTAATATCGTTGATAGTAGAAAAGATTGTGTTGCATTTGTTTCCCCATCAGCATCAGATGTTGTTAGCGAAGTTAAATCAAATACACAACTTAAAAACGTAATTGCATATCGTAATGCGCTTCAGAATTCATCTTATTGGTTCATGGATAGCGGTTATAAATATCGTTACGACAAATACAACGATACTTATCGTTACACACCTTTGAATGGCGATATGGCAGGTTTGGCAGCAAGAGTTGAACCGTGGGAATCTCCAGCAGGTTATAGAAAAGGTGTTATCAAAAACGTAGTAAAACTAGCGTTTAACCCAAACAAATCGCAAAGAGATCAACTGTATACTTCAGACATTAACCCAGTTATGGCTCAAGTAGGTCAAGGTATCGTATTATTTGGAGATAAAACTGGTTACGGATTGCCAAGCGCGTTTGATCGTCTTAATGTTCGTAGGTTGTTTATTGCTATTGAGAAATCAATTGCAACTGCGGCTACATCGTTCTTGTTTGAACTAAACGACGAATTTACTCAAACACAGTTTAAGAACATTGTTGATCCGTTCCTACGTGATATTCAAGGAAGACGTGGCATTACTGATTTCCGAGTCGTATCTGACTCAACCGTGAATACTCCTGAAATCATAGACCAAAACAAGTTCCGTGCTAACATTTTTGTTAAACCAGCCCGTTCAATTAACGTTATAGAACTTACGTTCGTAGCAACAAGAACTGGAATTGAGTTTGACGAAATCGTTGGTCAGATCGTCTAATAAATAGATTTAATTAAAGGAGAATAGAAAATGGCATTTAACATCAACCAGTTCAAATCAGAACTCGTCGGTGGCGGTGCACGTCCTACGCTATTCCAAGTTCAAATCACTAACCCTATTGACACAGGCGCAGATTTTAAAGTACCATTTATGGTTCGTTCTGCAGGTATTCCTGAGTCAATCGTCGGTCAATATGTTGTACCTTACTTCGGTCGTGAAGTAAAGTATGCAGGTGATAGAACGTTTGCGGACTGGGCGGTCACAGTTATCAACGATGAAGACTTTGCAATTCGCAACGCGATGGAAGCATGGTCAAACTTCATTAATTCCCACGACTCTAATTCAAGAGGATTACCACAGCAGTATAAGTCTACTGCATCGGTTACTCAATATAGTAAAGATGGATCACCACTTCGTACATATATTTTCGAAGGATTGTTTCCAACTACTATTGATGGTATTGCCTTGGATTGGTCTCAGCAGGATACAATTGAAGAATTCGGCGTCACATTCCAATATGATTTATGGAGAGTTGAAGGAATTACCGGCGTACCGACAACCTAATTTTTATTATGAGGATATGAAGTTTTGAAGATATTCGGTTACGAAATCAAAAGAGAAGAGGAAGAGACTCCAGTAGTCTCTTTCGCTGAACCGTCTAATGAAGACGGCGCAATTACTGTAGGAAACGCTGTTGGCGGGTTTTACGGCACGCTTCTCGATATGGAAGGCACAGCAAAGACTGAGTCTGAATTAGTTACAAAATACCGTGGCATGTCACTGCAGCCTGAAATTGTTTCAGCTGTAGACGAAGTCATTAACGAAGCAATTTCTATAGGAACGGATGATAAAGTTGTAGAGCTTGTGCTCGATGACACTGATCTTCCTGACAAAGTCAAAAAGAAATTAAGTGAAGAATTTGATAATGTTTTATCATTATTAGATTTTTCAAATGCAGCATACGATATTTTTCAAAAGTTTTACGTTGATGGCAGACTTAATTATCATGTCATTATTGATAAAGAAAACTTAAAAGATGGTATAAGGGAACTACGATATGTAGATCCTCGCAAGTTAAAACTTATACGCGAAGTTGATAAAAAGCAAAAAGATCCACATTCTGGTATTCCAGTTAAAACACTAAAAAGCGAATATTATATGTATTCCGAAAACGGTTTTACTGGTGATAATGCTGGTGGTAATGCAAGTACTGGTACTCAAGGATATAGAATTTCTAAAGACTCTGTTGCCCGTGTTACTTCAGGATTAATGAACGAGAATAATTCTTTAGTTCTTTCATACCTACATCCGGCAATTAAGCCTTTAAATCAATTAAGAATGCTTGAAGATGCAACAGTCATTTACACTCTTACACGAGCTCCTGAAAGACGAATTTTTTATATTGACGTTGGGAACCTTCCTAAATCGAAAGCTGAGCAATATATACGAGACATGATGGTTCGCCATAAAAACAAATTGCAATATAACTCAGCAACTGGTGATATTACTGATAGCCGTAAAATGATGACTATGACTGAAGACTTTTGGTTTCCACGCCGAGGTGGTGAAAGATCTACTGAAGTTGATACATTAGTTGGCGGTTCTTCACAAGCGCTATCGTCTGATGAAAATATGCAATACTTTCAGCGTAAATTGTTTAAAGCGTTAAAGGTTCCACTAACAAGGCTTGAGCCTGAAACAATGGCAACCTTCGGCCGTACATCTGAAATCACTCGTGACGAACTGAAGTTTAGCAAATTTATTCGTCGTGTAAGATCTAGGTTTTCTTCAATCTTTACAACAATTTTAGAAAAGCAAGTTATCCTTAAAGGTATCATGACCCCTGAGGAATATAAAGAAATTAAAAATAGTATTCGTTATGACTTTATGCAAGATAATTATTTTAACGAATTAAAAGAAGCAGAAATACTCCGCGAAAGAATGGCGACATTACGTGATGTTGAAGATCATGTTGGAGTATACTATTCAAGAGAATGGGTTATTCGTAACATCCTACAGTTAAGTGAAGACGACTCTGAGGAAATGAAAACGCAAATGGAAGCTGAAAAAGAACAATTTGGCGATCCGAATGACCAAGAACAGCAGAATTAAATAAATAAACAAAATGAGATTAAACCAGGAGATCTACAATGAAGTCCTTTAAAAATTATATGGCTGAAGTAGCAGAACCAAAATCCTCAGAGGAAAAGAAGTTCAAGGATATGCATCAGCCTGAGGTTAAACCTCACCCAGTTGCAGAACCAACTCAGCATAAAGCTGAAAAGCCAAAGGCAAAACGCAAAGCTGACCAAGAAGGTGATGCTAATTACGATAAAGCATATACTACAGAAGACGCAGAGCAAATTGATGAGATTTCAAAAGGTTTAGCAGGTCGCTATATTAAAAAGGCGCAAATGGATACAGCACATGCTGGTGATCAAATTGCTACAGGAAGTATGGGACAAGCAGGTGCATCTCCTGATGTTAAAAAAGGTTATGAAAAGCAACGCAAAAAAGGTATTGCTAAACTCGTTCGCCGTCGTGTAGGAACAAGAGATGCCGTTTCTAAACTAACAGGAACAGCAAGAGTTCCGGCAAGAGAGGAAGTTAGCGAGGTTACTCAATCTGCCATAAAAAAGCCTATGAACATTACAGGACCAGACGGTAAAGTTCGTACTGTGATGAAAAGAACAAAAGATATAGCTACTGATGATCACGGTCAAGAAAAGATCCGTGAAAACAAAAAAGCTGATTTAATGAAAAAATTAGCAAAGACAGCAGCTACAACGGAAAAAGGTAAAAAAGCAGTAACATTGAAAAAAGCTCCTTGGGAGAAAAAAGAAGATCTTGATGAAGCTGTAAAAGTAGGCAATATGAAATTAAAAGATGGGTCTTCAATGAAAGTTACGAAAGAAGATGCAAAGCTTTTAAACCAGATGTTTAAAGGGTTGAACAATCAAAACCGCAAACAAATGGAAAAAGTTATGATGACAGATAAAAGTGGGTTCAACGAAATTGTTGGATTTGCAAGGGAAGCCATGTAATGGCTTTTGTGGCGGTCCTAGGCTCAAATAGTATTTGGGAGTACGATAATGCTGCCACGGCCGCGGGCTCCGACACATATAATGATGCTAACGGGACCGTCACAGCAGGTGTTCGTGCTTATACTCCACCAGGAGGAAATGTACAATATACATACATAAGGTGTAGGAAAGCAGGCGAAACAATTATACGAGGCGAATTGAATAAAAACTTTTATGACAACAGAAATGCTAATGGTATACCTTAGTATAAAGTTATAAATAAACAGAGTTCAAAAGGAATAATAAAATGAAACTGATTACCGAAGTAGTAGAAGAGGTTAGTTTAACCACAGAGCTTGATGAAGCAACGGGTAAAAAATCCCACTTCATTGAAGGTATTTTTATGCAAGGCGACCTTAAAAATCGCAATGGTAGAATTTATCCGTCTGCAGTTCTTGAAAAAGAAATGGTTCGCTATCAGAAAGATTTTATTGATACGAAACGTGCTCTAGGCGAATTAGGACATCCTGAAGGACCTACAATTAATGGAGATAGAGTATCGCACCTTATCACCGAAATGAAAAGAGACGGTTCAAACTTCATTGGTAAAGCTAAAATTCTTGGCACGCCAATGGGTGAGATTGTTAAAACATTTATGGACGAAGGCGTACTTTTCGGAGTTTCAACGCGTGGCCTTGGTTCTGTCAAAGCAACTAAAGAAGGCATTATGGAAGTACAAAACGATTTCCATTTGTCGACTGTTGATATTGTAACAGATCCGTCTGGTCCTAATTGTTTTGTAAACGGCGTAATGGAAAACGTCGAATACTATTACGATATTGCTTCTAATTCTTGGCTGCCAGCGCAAGCTCAGGCCGAAGTTGCAGAAGTAGTTGAAGAAATCCAAAAAGAAGTAAAGGTAGCTTATAAACGGACTGTTCGTCAAATTGATGAAAATTTGGCAGGTAGAATGTTTGAAAAGTTCCTAACATCGCTGAGAAAATAAAATTAATATAAATATGATTACCAAGAAGAACGAATCCATAATAGAGGAGTAGTACATATGTCAGAACATGACCTAGACGAAAAGTTCACGGTTGACGACGGTGGTTCGACTGTTCCTGCATCTTCAGTAGAAGATCCAGCAGCACCAGCCGGCGGAGCAGCCAAAAAGAAAAAAGCAGATGTTAAGAAATCAGTTGATCCAAAAGCTGATAAACTTGACGCTAAAACACCAGGAATGAACGAAGAAGAAGCATCCGATACTGATGCCGTTGAAATCGTTGAAGAAGAAGTAATTTCTATCGACGAATCAATTGCAAAAATGTTTGAAGGAATGGACCTTTCTGAGGAATTCACAAATAAAGTTACTCTAGTTTTTGAAGCAGCTGTTAATGAATCGGCCACGAAAAAAGCTGAAGCTATGACAGAAGAATATGCAGCTAAAGTTGACGCAGAAATGCAAGAATCAGTCGACTCAACTGTAAGCACTATTATTGAGAATCTTGATTCATATCTCGACTACGTCGTAGAAGAGTGGATGAAAGAAAACGAACTCGCCATCGAATCCGGTATTAAGGTCGATATGGCAGAATCGTTAATGGACGGCCTGAAGGATCTTTTCACTGAGCACAACATTGCAGTAGACGACGAAGTCGTTGATGTGGTTGCAGGACTTGAAGAGAAAGTTGGAGAAATGACCGACGATGCAAACAAACGTATTGATGAAAATCTTGCGCTTGCAAAAGAGATCTCGGCTCTGAAGGCTGAAAAAGTTTTTAACGAAATGACTGAAGGACTTACGCTAACACAAGCCGAGCGTCTGAAAGTACTTTCCGAAAAGCTTGACTTCGAAAACGTTGATGAGTATACAGATAATCTAAATACTCTTAAAGAATCATTCTTTGCAGAATCCAAACCGGTGGTTGCAGAGGAATCTCAAGACGACGAAGAAGAAATCTTGACTGAGGAAACAGTTGTTGCTAAACCAGCTTCTGAAGATCCGTCAATCAATGCTCTTCTCGCAGCTTTTGCGAAGAAATAATTTGAAAACCTTAACTTTATAAATAATCCTAGACGAACAAACAATAAACAAGGAGATAGAAAGATATGACTCAGTCAAACTATCAAGCGCTTGTAGAAAAGTGGGGCCCAGTTCTGGAGCACGACTCTTTTGCAAACATTAAAGATCAGCACCGTAAATCGGTCACTGCAACTGTTCTAGAGAATACTCAAAAAGCTCTAGTATCTGAAGGTGATCTGAGTGCAAACATGACTTCGCTTTTGTCTGAAGCAACTCATGTAAACGACGCAGGCACAGGTGGCTTCGGCGCAGACTCAACTGCTGCTGGTCCAACTGCAGGTTACGACCCAATCCTAATTTCATTGGTACGTCGTGCAATGCCAAACTTGATCGCATATGACATCGCTGGTGTTCAGCCGATGACTGGCCCAACAGGCTTGATCTTCGCAATGCGTTCAACACATACTACGCAAGCTGCGGCTAACGAAGTATTTTATAACGAAGCTGATACAGACTTCTCAGGTACAGGTACTCATGCACAAGCATTGGGTTCAGCCAACTCAACAGTTACTACAACTGGTACGGGCCTTGCTACTGCAGATGCTGAATCAGACGCCAACTTCAACGAAATGGCATTCTCAATCGAGAAGGTTTCCGTAACAGCGAAATCACGCCAGTTGAAAGCGGAATACACAGCTGAGCTTGCTCAGGATCTTAAAGCCGTACACGGTTTGGATGCTGAAACAGAATTGGCTAACATTCTGCAATCAGAAATCTTGGTTGAAATCAACCGCGAATTGGTTCGTACTATTTACACAAACGCGGTACTCGGCGCAGCCGGTACAGCAACTCCAGGTACTTTTGATCTGGATGTTGATGCAAATGGTCGTTGGTCAGTTGAAAAATTCAAAGGCCTGATGTTCCAAATCGAGCAAGAAGCAAACGCAATTGCAAAAGGTACACGTCGTGGTAAA